TCAGCGCCAGCCTCGCCATCGAGATATTTCTTCAGAGTGCGGATGCGCTTGACCGTGGCGCCACCTAGGTCGTTTCCGGGTGTGGTGGCGTTGACCAGCAACAGCAGCGTGGTCATGGTGCCATCCAGATTGCTGATGGTCAGCGTGGGGCGCGGCAGGGTACCGGTATTGGTGTATTCAAAGCCTTCGGCCTTGACGGGCAAGCGAGTGTAGGCGTTGCCGTTCCAGACGATGTTGCCGCTGACGTTGGCGTTGCAGCCGTTATGCCAACGGTAGGTGTCGCTGCTGCCGTGCAGGGTTGTGTCCAGCGTCATCTCAAACAGTTCGATGATGGCGCTCGGTGCCAGCGCGGCCAGTTCTTCGTAGACGCTGCTGATTGCCGTCCATACAACCGTGCCATCGGTAATGGTGCTGCCAATATCGGTTGGCCAAGCTGGTTGGGTGCTGGAGCTGGTGCCGGCTGTGGTGCATTGGAAGACAAGGCCGGATGCTTGCAGGCTGCTAGCGCGGACAATCGCGCCAATGGCGTAGGCGGTGGAACTAGCCCAGGCTGAATACGCCATCAGGGTTCAAATACTTGGCGGAAGGTGGCTGTAATCGTGTTGACATTTGCGTAACGCAGGTCACGCGACCAGCTTTCCACAACCCATTTGTAGGCTGTTGCTTCATCCAATGGCGTCCAAGTGAAACTGGCGTTGTCAGCAGCACGTGCATCAAAGAACGCCTCAATGGCATCGGCATCCGTGCTGTCCTTGGCCGTCCAAGTCAAATCCCAAACGCGTGGGTTTTGATTTAATCCATAGGTCAGACGTTGCTCGTAACCATCACCAAACTGCACCTTGCGAACCACAGGTTGGCTTTTTCGTGATGCACCGAAATCAGGCGTGGTACCGCCTGTGCTGGTGCCAACAGTGGCGTCATTGAAAGTGGCCATTACGCGAGCAAACCTCCAGGACGTTTCTGCTTAATCAACTCTTGCTGAACGGCAATACCGATTGCCTTGCCAAGTGCATTGGCCTGCTGACCATTGCCTTCAACATTGCTGCCATTGGCATCGACATTCACCACAACATTACCGACACCACCGCTTTTCATTGTCACGGGAATGCTCCGGCCATCAGGCAGAGGCACATAAGCTTCAGGACGGCTTCCTTCGCCGTACATGGCCAGTTGTGGACCCGTTGCAATACCACCGGCGGCGTAACGCTTGAGTTTGAGCGGACCCTGCTGGGTCATGATGCCACCCATGGCAAAGCTAAATCCACCCATAAATGCAAGTGGATTGAACGAAGTAGCGTTCGCGTTGTATTGGGAAACTCCAGACAAGGGAGCAACAGCAGAACCGGTGGGTCCACCCAAAAAGCCTAGTGAAGACATAATTGTTTTCAGCACGTATTGCTGAATAATCATTCGGGCTGTTTGATTCAAGATCTCAACTGCAAATGCTTGATAGTTGGCGGTGCCAGTTGTCATCAGATTAAAAATCGAGTCCTCAACTCCTTTGATGCCCTGATTGGCAAGATTGGCGAATGCTTCACGAACAGTGCCGACGTTATCGGCATAACTGATGAGGCCATCTTTCAGGCCACCCATGATGTCAGCGTTGTACTGCATTGCGCGAGCATTTTCGTAAACCTTTTCAGTGATATTCCTGAATCCTTCTTCAGTTGAAGTAAACCAATCCGACATACTCTGTGCCGCTTCACCTGTTGCAAGATCAATTGATGCCTGTTCAAGTTGAACAATACTTTGCACAAGTGGACCTTCATTCAAATTGCCGCCAGCCTCAGCCGCTTGCTTTGCAAGATTGAAAACTTTGACAGCAAGATCATCGGTTTGCTTTCCTGCTTCAATAACAGATTTTGTATATTTATTTTCAATTTTCTCCCAGGCAGTTGCGCCAAGCATTTGCAAAGCGTCAACAGTTTCACCAATTTTATAATTTAATTGACGCTCTAATTCACCTGCTTTACGTGTGAGTTCAATGCGTTGATCAAGTAAACGTGCTTGACGTTTGGCTTCGCGTTCTGCAGCTTTATCTGCCTTTGAATTTGATTCAGAAGAAATGCCGGGCAAATTACTGGGCGGCAATGGTGTAGCACCACTTTTGGGACGTAAACCTTCAAGTTGAGTTAGTTCTGCAACCCGCTGACGAATTAATTGTTCACGGCCAGCGCGACCACGAGCATCGGTTGGACCAAGCGTTTCAATTTCTTTTCGAATGCGAGAGATGTCACCTTTTAATTCCGTGATCCGCGCAGGATCGTAAAACTTCATGCCCATAAAACGGGCTAGAGCGCGAACAGCACGATCAATTGCAGCAACAATGTCCGCAAAAATACTTTGAAATGCTGAGCCAATTGGAGCAAGCAATCGACCAACGCTTTCACTCAAACGTGACAAAGAAGCCTGCAAACGATCGCCGGCAGATTGCGGTCCTTGCGCAATAATTTCTGCGCTCTTGCCATAACGTTTGAACAATTCTTCCGCAAACTTCTGAAAGTCTTGCAGCGAAACCTTGCCGTCTTCAAGAGCCTTATCTAGCTCTTGCGGTGTCATGCCAACTGACTTGGCAAACAGGGTAAATGCACCTGGCAAACGTTCACCAATCTGCTGACGAAGTTCTTCCGCACTAACCTTGCCCTTGCTGAAGACCTGAGCAGTGGCGCGAAGTGCAGCCTCCATATCTTGCAAGCTGCCACCAGTACCGCGAATGCCAGCGGCAATACCAAGAAATGCTTTTTCCGCATCCTTGATATTTCCACCAGCACCAATAACTGAAGCAGATAATTGCGTGAATTGTTTTGTAATTAATTCTTGGGGAATAGCAAGTTGACGGCTTGTGTTATCAACAAATGACAAGCCTTCTTGATATGAACCAATATCTTCAGTAACCAAACGCAACGCCATGCGTTGTTTTTCAATTTCAGCCGTATAGGTTGCAAGGCCGCTCAATGCTTGACGTGCTTGACCAACTTGTGCGCCAATCGCACCACCAACAATGGCACCCGGAACACCACCGCCAACAACAGCGCCAATACCAGCGCCGGCAGCCCCCTCAAAGCCGCCAAACACGCCAGCACCAGCAATCGTCCCTGCAATCTGTGCGCCAGCGGCAAGACGCCCACGACCGCCAGGTTGAACTTTTTTCAGTTGCGCTTCAAGCTTTGCCGCCTCAGCGTTTGCTTGCTTGAATTCAGCAGTTCCAATCTCAACGCTATTTGCAATCTCGCGCCATGCATTTGCATAGCCTTTGAGATTATTAATGCTGTTTGCAGAAGTCTGCTGAATCTTTCTCAATTCATCAGATACTTCTTTGAAATTGACATTTGTAGCCGCAGCTTGTTGTCCCAGATTTTTGAAGCTGCCAGACAACCGCGTGAGCTGCTCACCGCCCTGTTGCTTAATCCTCAGCAGCAGCTCAGTGGTTTGGCTCATTTGCGTTTGCTGTTCAGAACGGCTAGGGCAGCCATTTCCATCACCTGTACGCCTTCGAAGATGGCAACAGGATCCTTGACTGAATACAGCTTACAGAGCCATTCCAAACTCGGGTAGATCAGTCCCGTCAATCCAGCCATGCTCGTGTGCCATTGCGTCGACATGCGGATGAACATCAACACAACCTCCCAATTCTCCTCCCAGATTTCACAATCCTGTTGTGCAGCTTGCAGGCGTGCAGCGGCGATCTGCTCCTCGCTTGCGCCAAGAGCCTTCAGGTCGGCCTCACGTTCGTCTACAACGCCGCCTTTCGCCCAGTACTCAGCGGCGTCTTTTAGTTTTTTGCCGGCGCCCCAGTGACGCTATCGGCATATGCCTGAATCAAAGCCTTCATGACGTAGGGATCGTCACACAGCTCCTTCTTGTTCTTTTCAGTAAAAGGAACCGGCTTGCCAGCCTCATCATTAACGCCATCCCAGCCTTCAAGGATCCCATCAAGCAGGGCATCATCACCCTTCTCAACAAGAGCATTGAAGGCCGAACGACTGATCTTCTTGAAGACTGCCTCGAACGTTTGAGATTCGAAGCGATTCCCATCAACGGGGATCTCGACTTTGACTTCCCATTTGTAGGAAGCAGTCTTCTTGAGGACGAATGCCATGAACAGGAATCAGGTGAATACCAACGACATTTCGTTGTTACCAGCCGTGGTAGGCAGAGCCAGGAACGGCATGGACAGCGCGATTACGCCGTTAGTATCAGCGTAGCTGCAACCGGTAATGTCTGTCTGCGCTGCGTTCAACGTAACGATGTTACCGCCAGTAGAACCCAGCACCATGCTGGTGGCAGCAGTGGCAGTAGCAACCGCCTTGGCGAAGTAGTCGGTGGTGCCAACAGCAGGAGCCTCGATCACGGCCGTACCACCAGGGGCGCGGTTGGTGATCAACACTTCTTGGGAGCTAGCGGTCTCCTTATACAGAAGATCGTTGTTGAGTGCCAGGTTGAACGATTCAACACGAGCCGAGGTCACACCATGGAAGGTGGCCGTGGTCATGTTGGCATCGTTGACCTCGATGGCAGCAGCCTGATTGGCAACAGTAAAGGAGCCAGACAGGGCAGTGCCGTCAGGGGCGTTATAGATGCCGATGAACTGGAAGCTAGCAACAGCAAACTGACCAGCGGTCAGGTTAAAACTCACGGTGCCGCGTGCGCCGGTGATCTTATGGCGAGTGCCGTCGTAGAAGCAATAGATCGTAACGGAGCTGAAGCTGCTGCTCACCGGGGCATATGTGGCCGAAGTGCTGGTCACCAGGGTCTCGCTCAATCCACAAGCCTTCAACAGTGGACCGAAAGCAGGGGCGGTGCCAGCAGTACCAGAACCAGCCAACTCAACATCAAAAGTCACGCTGACGC